GTTAGTTAAATCAGATTTATCTACACTTCCTACTGTTATAGCACCAATTGATGATGATTGAGCATCTGCATTAATTGCATCAGTATACTGAACAGTTCCTAAAGAAGGAACGCTTGGAGCTGAAGAAGATATGCTGAAATCAGCTATACTAACATCCGATAAGCTAAGAACAGGTTTTGTATAAGCAGGAACATCTCCAGAAATATCTGCTTTAGCAACAGAGGCAACAGTTATAGCGTTAACAGAAGTAGAACTTGCATCAGCATTTGTTGCCGCTGAATAACTTACTGTTGATATACTTGGAGCACTTGGTGCGCTTACACTAACAGTTAAAGCACTAATTGTGTTCATATTGTTCATCAGTCTATTTAAAGCATTTCTTCCTGCATATAAAACTACAGCTTCTTCTGCTTCATCGGGAAAGTTTACTATTGTACTATCTCCATGCGCTACAGTTATTGCAGAATTTACAAATACAACTCTACTATCATTGCTTGCATTACTTCCAGGATATGTATTCAAAACATCGTTTTGTATAATATATGCTGGGTCAGTTTCAGAAGCAGCTTCCATATAGTTTGTATCATTAACAATTCCCATCATCGTAGGTGATAGTTTCCTACATGGCATATAAATCTTGCTTGTGTGATTGTCGTCTTTTCTAACAACCGCTAAAATCTTTTTTCCCTCTACATCTATATTGTTTGTAAAGTTTTCATTGCTTGCTACTCTCTCTAGCTTATTTAGAGGAAGTACATTCATTACAGAACGAGCACCAGCTGACAACCAGTCATTCAATGCTGTATCGTCAGTGCTTGCAAAGCCTGTCAAATCATCTATTCTTGTTTTAAAATCAGCCATTATCTTCCTTGTCCTCTATACTTTTTTGTATAATTTTTATTACTCAATTTATTCCCATACTTAGTATTTTTACTAAGACCTTGTCTTGTCTTCTTCTTTCCGTTAGATATTCTAACTTGTTGAGTTCCAAAACCTCTTCTTCGCATTATCCTCTTCTTGCCTTTCTACTTCTTTTAGCAAAAGTAGCAACATTTGTTGGTTTACCACCAACTCCTTGTGCTCTTGCTCTTTTTCTTTTTACCGCACTTCTTTTTTGTGAAGCGCTCATTGTTCTAGCTTTAGCAGCTGGAACACACTTAGGGTATTTTCTTTTACTACCCTTGGCAGATTTGCGACCACATTTTTGATAGCTACCATCTTTCTTTTTAGAACCGATATCTACCCAGTCTTCTTTAAACCATTTACGTAATCCGCCTTGATATGCCATTATGCCCTGTACTTTCCACCGCGTTTTTTATATTCTCTAACTAGCCAAGCATTAGCATAAGCAGAAGGATATACATCAAACTTACGTTTTGCTGCCGCTTTTACTCTAGAGTATAAACCTTTATTTGTTGGTGTTGGACTACCTTTTTTTCTAGTAGACTTTTTTCTTGGCATTTTTCATCTTCTTTCCAGTTTTTTTAGCATAAGCTTTTGCTTTTTTCTTCCCAGCTTTTGTATATGAAAACTTCTTTTTTCCTACCATTGGCATTACATTACCCTTAATCCTTTCCCACGTGGTGCGGGTTTTGCATTTTTATTAGTTTCTTTCATTCTTTTAACACCGTCTTCCATAGACATATGATTAAAATCTATTTGGTCTTTTCTAATTGCCCTAGCCCAAGGATTGTTCTCTCTTACAACAAACTGAGTACTCCATTTTGGTGGATGTGCTCTGTTTCCACAAGAAGGACAATTAAACATACCTTCAGGATTTGGTTCGTTACAATGTTGACAACTCTTCATTTATTAAGTATATAAAATTATGTATGCCACTCTACTTGCATCAAGCTTTACTACATCCGCTGATATAATAGTATTACTTGAAAGAGTTGCTACAAAAGTTTTAATATCATTTGCTATTGTACCAGAAACTGAATCAGCATCAGCACTCAAGTCATTAATAATTACTTTTACATTAGCTCCACTATAATCTGCCATTTTTTTCTCCTGTTGTTTAAAATTCTTTATAGGTTTCGGAGTGGGACTAGCCCACTCCATAGTACCTAATAACTATATTATGATGTGGTTACTGCTCCATCTACAGCTGTCATGCCGTTGACGTACCATTTTGTACCATCACATACGATGTCAAGATGGTCACCTTCATCAGCAGTTGTTCCAAAAATTACATTTGAAACTCCTGTTGCGCCAGCTGAACCTGGTGCATCGTCTGATGTGTCAACTTCTCCTTCGACAACTTTACCAAAAATAATTGCTGAGCCAGCTGCGATAGTGACTGCTGCATTTGGTGAGTCTTCGAAGATAAGTTTGTACTGAGTACCAACTTCTAAAGTTGTAGGAAGTGTAATGGAATATCCGCTACCAGCATTAGCAACAACAAAAATCTTGCCGCTATCAGAAACTGCATCTAAAGTCTTAGCTGCAGAAATCTTTTCTACTGGTAATAAATATCCACCGTTACCACTATTTTTTTCTAGTATACTACCTCTTGCCATTTTATAATCCCTCCACGTTATATAGAGCGTGACATTCAGGAAGTGTGATTTCAAGACCAGCTTCAGTCATAATCATGTCTTTTCTTAAATCCTCATCCGCATTTTGTACGTTTGTCATGATTTGAGTGTCACGATTTAGACCGTTACCTACTAATGGTCTGTATGCCAATTTAGACATATCAGCCATAAGCATGAATCCACTAGCAATACCTCTAAATAGAGGTTCTTTCACCAAGAATAGAGAACCGTGGATAGTGTTGATTTCCATTAAGGAGTGACCAAACTGTCCTGATACTGCTCCCATGTTCATTCTGTATGGTGATTGATTTGTTCCTGTCGCAGTCGGTGTTGCTGTTTCAGCAGCATTTCTGTTGTAAGCAAGTGACTGTGATAAGAATGCATCTCCGCCTAGTTTGTTAAAGAATGAGATTACTGGTAAAGAAGCCATAACAAGTTTTTCACTTGCTCCGCCTCTTGCTGGGTCAAAGATAACCTCTAAGTCAGATAGCAATCTGTCATATGTAAGTTCTGATTGAGCTACACTTCTGTAGTAAGCGTTACCTGAATCATATGAGAAAGCTGAGTTATCTACTACTGGATTTACATTTTTAACAATGTGTCCAACTAGCCCTTCAGTATATTGTACTCCGTTCACACGAGCTTTTTGACCGAAAAGCATAGCTCTTTCGATGTCTACTTTGTGTTCACGTAATTTTTGAGCCCAAATTCTTTCGAACTCATTTGAATAGCCACGGTATCTTGTAGCTATTGCTGTGTTTGTTAATTCACAAGCTGTTTTAAAGATTTGAGTATAACCAAAATCATCTTCTAGTGTATCTGAGAAAGTATCAGGTGAACCTGTTCCTTCTTCAAAAGAAGTACCTACAATTTGTGCTTCATCATTATCTGATAAAACATTGTAGCCACTAATGCTAGAATTTGATAGTTCAACAATTCTACCTGAGAAGGTAGAGTTTGCTGCTTGAACGTTTGGTGCAGACTCAACTCTAACTAATGCTTGTCCATAACCGTTTGTGTCATCCACAGTTTTTACAGCTATTACCATTCCTTTGGTAATAAACCCTGGTGCAGCACCAGCGCCGTCATCTACAGTAAAATCATAAAGATTTCCTGCAGTTACGCCACTGCCGCCGTTTACGTCGGCTGCTAAGCTAAAGTTACGTGCTGTGTAGTTTGTGACAGTTCTATTTTCAAGATATCTGAAAATATTATCGTCAGTAGCTACTTTAGCAACTTGACTTAGATAGACGAAAAAAGGTGACTCCTCTGGCATAAGTTCTGCAACTCTATCAGAGAAATCATACAGCTTTCTTTGGTCTGGAGCCTGTCCGTATCCAGCGCTTGTTGAAGCTGCTGTAATTTGTGATGACTTTAGTTGTCCTTTGTTAAAAGCCATTTTAACTCCTAGTTAGTTTTAGCTATCCTACCTATTCTTCCAGCGCTCATAACTCTATCCCATACTTGGTCTGCTTCAGATTTTTGTGGTTGTTGACCACCTTGAAGTACACCAGCTGGTTTAGGAATTGATTTTGTTTTTCTGACTGTTTCCAAGTTTTCACTTTGTTGTACACTCTTGCCCTCATTTTCTTTCCACACTTTAATAAGTGTTTCAATAGGAAGGTTGGCTTTTGGTGTTGTAGCAAATTGTAAAAACTTTTCTGCGTCATCTGCACCTAAATTGTGCTTACTTACCAATTCTGTTTTTAGGTTATTCATCGCCATCTGACCTTGTAGTTTAGCTAGTTCGTTATCTACTGTTTCATGTACAAGCTTTTTCTCTTGACTTACTCTAAATTTGTAAGACTCAGATTCTGGCTTGTAGTAGGCGTCCCAAGGGTCAAAGTTATCTGGGGTTGTACTTCCCTCCATACGTTTGTCCTCAACTGATTCTCCAGAAAGACTTTTCTCAATGACGTTGACTAATTCTGGTTTTTCAGATAAGACTTGTCTTAACTGCATCAAATCACTACTGTCTTGTTTTAAGTTTTCGTGCTCTGCAACCTTTTTGTCATACATTGATTGAAACTTTTTAGCTTCTGTTTCCCAGTCTATAGATTCAGATGCTTCCACACCTTCTTCTAAGGTCTCCTCTTGAAATGAAACTTCTTGTTCCACTGTAGATTCAACAATTGGGTCTTGCTGTTCAACCTGTTGTTGTTCTTGTTCTTGTGCCATAGTTTTTTTCTCCTAACCCTGATTTAGTCTAAGACTCTGAACCAGGCTCGTTATTTTCATTTTCCTCCAAAGAGCCTTCCATATTAGCAATCATGTTATCTAGTCTCATTACCTTTTCTTTTTCTTTAGCTTTAGTGGAATGAGAAATCTCACTTAATTCAGATTTAAACTTCTCAACTTCTGAGCGCTTTCTAGCTGATACCATTTCACGTTCAGATGTTTGTAAGTCTCCACTTAGCTTCTTCACTTGATTTTCAAGCTGTGTAATATACTGTTGCATTTGTGCCATACTTCCTTTTCTTTGAAGAACACCTTCTTTGTCAAAGATTTCAGTTTTCTTTAAAACCTCGACATCATCTACCAGTCCAAGTTTATACGCATCAAGATACATGTTGTATTCAGATACCTTGTTGCTAGGCAAAGTTGAACCTGATATAATTCGAATGTCATGCTGACCTAGTTGAATATCATTCTCTATAGTTAACAGTTCATTTCGTTTATCATCATACAGTCTCATATTAACTGAAAATTCAGTAATATCATTATTTGGTTGTACAATTCTAAATGTTTTTGCAAATCTATAGTGGTCTTTACATAAATTATAAACTACTTGACCTACCATCGATAAACTTGCTTCAATATCTCTTAATTTTGATTTACCTCTGGATTCTCCCATTTCTGATAAAAGCATTGTACCTCTAACAGACTCAGGAGCGCTATCTTTAAATCCTTGTAATAGCTCAGGTATACCAAAGTTTAAATCTATATATTTTTCTACCCTATCAATTAAATAATAAAACTCACTAGTTAAGGGAGCTGGTTGTGGGTAATGTGGCTCACCAAATTCTGGATTATATTCAATAACCGCATTTGGATTAGCCCAATCTTTTTCTAACTGACTAACACTATCAACACTACCCTCTGGAATTAAAAGTTTTAATCCAGCAGCAGATTGAGCGTGTGACAAGGTTAGAGAAAATAACTTATTTAAAAGTCTTTGTGAATCTTTAACCTTGTTCACATCTGATTTTGGATAGGGAGTATTAGTCCAAATGTTTGTAAATGGAACAATTGGATATATATCAGTGTTTAGAATACGCTCATAAAGTAAAGTATCTCCAATGCTACTGCATTGAGCAATTCTTGTTTGCATAATTTCTTCTATTTCTATAGCACCTCTTTGTATAGCTGCTATTGTTTCTTCGTCTTCTATAATAATATTATAGGTATCAGGGTCTATAATTTTTTCACTTCCATCTATAGTATTAAATATTCTATAGAAAGGAACTTTTATCTTGTAAAATCTATCAAGTATTTGATATTTTTGATTTACATTATAATCTAAGTCTTTTGCTTCAGCAGGAGTTAAAACATTATTACTGTTTTTTAAATTAGATGTTGGATAATCTTCTCCATACAAAGAATTTACTCCAACTTCTATATCATCAATAAACTCTTCCATTTGAGGATATAGGTCTAAAACTTGCTGCCTGGTTAAAAAGGTAGACAATATAATTCCTGATGCATCATTAAAAAATCTATCTCTTGATGCTGGGTCTACATATACTCTAAAAGGGTCTACGTGCGTATACTTAACTTCACCTCTTCCATAATCTGCTTCAGGGTCAACGTATACATACATATATCCCAGTCCAGTAACAGCATAATCGTGAACAACTTGCTTAAAAGTACTATCTCCATTTGAGATATCCCAAACATATTCAAGTATTGTTCTCCAAACATTAGCTAGTTTGTTATCTGAGTCTTCTCTTGCAATAACAGAAAATCTTGCAGGTCTTGCTGTAAGCAATGATTTTAATTTATCAACAGCAGCATATACTCTATCAATAACAAAGTCAGCTTGCCCTACTGATTGTAGTGCATCTGATTCTTCATTACTATAATGATTTCCTAAAGTGAAATCTACTGCATTTCTTGCTTCAGCGTCCCATTGTTCTCTTGCGTCTCTCCAACGCCTAAACAATTCTTTAGATATCTGAGGTTTGTTTTTCTTTTCGTCGTAGTTTGCCATATACTCCCAATTTGTATTTTACGTCTAAAATAACAACTTTACGACGTTGTTGTCAAGATAAATATTATATTTTTTGACCAGTAATCCAACTTACTGCTCTAGATGTAACACTTTTTTCACTATTCGTCAATCTTTCTTCGAATTTAGTTCTATCCATAGCATTACTTCGAGGAGGCTTTGCTGTGGTTACAGCATACCATAATCCATCAAGAAGGTCATCGTTTCTTCCTTTTGGAAACTCAAACATCTCATCTATCAAATCTTGATGTTCTTTCTTCATAAACAACTTACGTCCGTTTACTATAGGACACAATAATGTTTCTAACCTATCTTCTTTTTTTATACCACCAGGCGGTCTTACTCCTTGAGATAACCCAGGAGCTAACTTTCTGTCAGAACCAGCTAACTTATTTACATGGTCTTTAATTAATCCTTGCGCCCCAACTTTTTCTACATTAACTCTTCTTACGGGATGATATTTTTTTGCTATACTTATGATACGTTGAGGCATATCATATAATGCTGAATGTTCTCTATAATAATCTATTAGATATATGTTTCTATCGCTATCTATTCCAATAGTTACAATTACTTGATAATCGCTTTTAGCATTTGCTTCATATGCTAAGTCAACTCCCATGTATACATTTACTGGTATAGCAGATTCGTCTATCATCATATAGTTAAATCC